GGCAACGATCATTTTCTCCAGCATGGTCAACGCCTGGCCGGCCTGGGCCAGATCAAAGCCGTACGCATTGGCACCGACCAGCAGGCCGTTTGCCAACACACCTGAGTCAGCGCCACTAATGGTGGTGCCCACGTCGATGGCCTTGATGGCCTCCTTGGACGCCTCGTAGGACAGACCAGAGGCCACCAGCGTGTCAAAACCGGTAGCCAACGATTCCAGTGGGTTGCCATTCTGGCGCCCCATGGTCCAAAACGTCTGGCGCAGTTCATCCTGCTGCGCGCGGGTCATCCCGGCGGTCTGACGGGTACGCAACAGGCTGCGGTCCAGCTGCGCGCTGGAGGCAATTTCGCGGCCCACGGCAAAGCCGACGCCCAGGCTGGCCAGGCGCCCCTGCATCGAGCCCAGCGCGGACTTGATTCGGTTGATTTCCGAAACCGCTGTGCGCCCCATGATCCGGAACAAGCCGCCCTGGTCGCTGACACGGCGCAGGGCGCGCTTGAGCCGCTCACCCAGGCGGTCGGCTTCATCGCCAACGCGACGCTGCTCGCGCACGCCCTCGGCCATGCCGCGCTTGATGGCATCGCCAGCGGAAATACCGGCCTTCTTCAACACCTGCATGGACGCGGCACTTTGGGTGATGCTGCTGCGGATGGCCTTGGCCTGCTCGCCAGCGGAGCGCTTGATCCGATCGCCGGTCGTGTGAGCGGTCTTGCCCATATCGCGCAAGCCCGCCTGCGCTTCCTGGGCGGCGCGGCGACCACCCTTGCCGTCGCCGCGAATGACCAGATTGACCTTCATGTCCGTCATGGGAGCGGATGACCTTTAAGTGGACGACGGCGGGTGCCGGTGTTGACGTAGCGGGTATCACTACCGGCCGTGGCGGTAGGCTTGAACAACGCCAGGCGTGCTTCGATCTCGGCACGGGTCATGCGGCGGACTTCTTCTAGGCGGTAGCCGTGCCGGACGAGGACGTGCTCGACACGTCGCCAGTCGCCGAGCTGTCGCTCGCCGGCATCAGCTTTTTTGTGAGTTCAGTACTGGCCTTTTCCAGCACGGCCTGGTCGATTTCAGCCAGCTCGGCCTTGAGCAGGTCCAGCGTCAGCGCCTCGGCCGGAATGGCACCGAGCTGCAGCAACTGACGACGGTACAGATCCAAGGCGATACGGGCGGTGGAGCCATTGGGCTGGCTCTCCAGCGCATCGATCACATCTCCAGCGATACCGATGCGCAGGACATAGTCACGGTGGCGCTGGCCAGCGTAATACACGCCGACCGGCAGCGTGCCACTGGCGGTCAGCCCCGCCCATTTGGTGAGGGGATCATTCGACATAGTGGTTCAATGCTCCCAAGGTCAGGTCGCGGGTGGCTTCGTCATCGGTGCCGAACTTGCTACCGATCTCCATCAGCCACACCCCCGAGAAGCTCTCGCGCTTGCCACCACCATCCTGCGGCTCGATGGTGATCTTGGCGTCCAGCAAGCCCTTCCAATCCGGCTCGCCGGATTTTGGGATGGCCACTGTGCAGCGGATCTCATGCTCTTCAATGCCCTTGGCATGGCCCAGCACGCGGCCCTGCCGGTTCATCGTTTTGACCCCCTTGCGGTTGGTCTTGGAGGTGGATTCAAAGGACTTGATCTCGTACTCGGAACCGTTGAGTTCCAGCACGATCAAGCCGACGTATTTATCAGCCATGAGGGTTCCTTGTCAGAGCAGCAGGTCGATGCGGCCGGCGAATACGTGCAGGCCGTTGACCACATCGGTTGGAATCTGGGCGTTGAGCCGGTTGGGATCCTGCAGTGAGCGTTCAACGATCAAGCCTGGCGCATTAGCATCGACTTCCTCGACAATCTCCAGCTCTTCGCACTTCTTCAGCACATCCAGCAATTCGCTGCGGACCTTGGCAGCGGTACCAGCATGCAGCTTCTCGCGCGGAAAGCGCAGGCGGATGCGGTCGCGGCAGGCACGGCGCACGTAGTACAGGGTGCGGATGGTGGTCAGATCGAGCAAGGCGATATCGGTCGCCCCGGTTGCGTTTTTGGTGTAGGTGCTGATCGCCCGCACGATCTGCACGATCTCACCGGGGCCGACTTCCAGCGGGGTGACGCCGTTGGCCAGGGCGGTTTCCTGCTCACCACGGGTCAAGCGCACGGTGATCGGCGGCACCGCGATGCCGGTCAGCGCCAGGGTGTTCAGCGGTCGCGCCGGATCTTCCTCGCGGGCGATCACCGCCGCATAGGCCGATGCGATTTCTGCCGGGGTGCTGGCCGAGCCCGGGAACAAGGCCACGGTGATGGCGCCGCTGTTGAGCTGACCGGCCAAGGTCGTAGCGGCACTGAGCGTGCCGGTGCTGGCGGCCACGCCAATGCAGGCCTTCTGGTTGATGGAATCGGTGATGAAGTCGATATGGGTGCGCAGTGCGGTCAAGCTGACCTGGCTGATCCAGGCCGGCACGACCAGGTCATAGTCGGCCCCGGCCAGCACATCCAGGGCGGGTTTGATATCCGGCTCGGCCTCATCGGTGACGGCGATACCGATCAGGGTCAGATCCACATAACGATTGGCAGCGATCGCTGCGCTGGCCATGGTCTTGGCGATCTCGCCGAACTGCGCAGCAATGCCGGAAGCATCAAACACCTGTACCGGGGTCAGCGGCGTAGCCGCATCGTCGCCGGTCACCGTCAGCGGCACGATCAGACACAGGCGCTGCGCATTGGTCGGTAACGTGCGCACCGCCAGCGAGGTATTGAACTCGATGTAGACGCCCGGCTTGCGGACGCTGGCCGGGATGGTATCGAACTGGATGGTCATGCCTTGCTCCCTTTGCTGGCCTGGATGGTGGGCTTGTCGGCCGGCGTGGCGACTAGCTCGGCGACCAGCAGCTCGCCGTTGGCCAGGCGACGGCGGTAGTAAGTGGAATCGGCCACATCGGCCGGCGTGGCCTCTATGTAGGTTCGCGGGTTGTCCTCGCGCGGGACGCGCAGACCAGGGGCAGCAATGACACGGGGCACGGTGTTCTCCTAGTCGATGCGGTCAGTGGCATCGGCCACGCCGTCATCGGGTTGCAGGTAGTAGGTCAGGTCGATCCCCGACAGCGGTTCGACCGGATCGGTCGGCACGGTCCAATGCCCGCTGACGCTGAAGCTCTGGCCAATGACGCTGAGAAAATCGTTCTGGAAACGGCTGTTGATCAGGTTGTTGTAGTCTGTCGGTTGCAGTTGCCCAGCGTCGGCATGTGGGCACCAGTCAGTGAGCAGGCGCAGGCAGCCGTCCCACAGCGCGTAGGTACCCGGGCTGCCGGCCGCACCGTGGCGGGTCTCGACTTCGCCACGCGCCTGGCGTGACGCAATGACCAGGCGCACGGTGGCATCGAAGGCATAACAGCGATTGCTCTTGCGCGCGAAGCGTGCCCGGGGCTGGGTGACCAGCACCGCATGGCCAGCACGCAGCGCCTCGGCGAGCAGGTCGCCATCGTTCAGCTCGCCGCCGTAGCTGCGTAGCTCCAGCCGAGGCAATGATTGGCGCAGTGCGCCCAGGCGTTCGACGATGCTGGTTTCCAGAGTCTGCAGCATCACAGCCGCCCCAGTGTGCGACGCGAAAACATGCGCCGGTTACTCTGGATCACGGCAGTGCCGCCAGCACCATCCTCGCCCGTACCCCGTTCGGCGTCCTCATCCATGAGGGCCTTCAGGCGCTTGATCACATCCTCATAGCGCAGCCGCACGGTGCTGTCCTCGCGGCCGGCGCGGTCATACAGGTGATAGCGGGCCAGCTCCTGGATGTCGTCCGGCCACCACGGCGGTGTGGGTGCATCGGCAGGACGGAAACGCAGGTAGTACTGCGCCTCCGTTCCGGCGCGGCCGATCGCCGACTCCATCCGCGCCAGGGCATAGGTCGCTGCAGTGCGTTCGTCCTCGGGCCAGCCGGACAGATCATCGCCGCGCGCCGCCGCCTCCATCTGCGCCGCATCCAGCGGGATGAAGGTGCTCGGTACCGCCACATCGGCGATTTCCTTGCCGCCGTAGCGTGTGACCAGGTCGATGGCGAGCGGCAGCGGCAGCATTACTTGCCCTTCCCCTTTGGCGTTGTATTCGAGTCCGACTTCGACGGACCAGCATCGGGGGCCACCATCGAACCCGGAGCCGGAATGGCCTCGCTCTTGGGCAACAGCTGCACCACCAGGTTCGGCTCGGCCTGCAGCTGAGCCAGCTGCTCTGAGGTGAAACGATTCTCGGCATACGGTGTGGGCGTGGTGCTATGGACCATGCCTGCCCGGCGGAAGCCATCGATCTTGGACGTAATGACGATCATGGGAGGTCTCTGCAGTGCGCCACCGGCCGGGCCGGTGGCGCTGGGGTGGGAGTCAGTCGAGCCAGGACGGCGACAGCACTTCGGCAGTACCGGCCCATTCGTTGCCGGCGCTCTCATCCTTGACCACGATCTTGCGTGCGGCGCCTTCCAACGCCGACGGCACCACCAGCAGGCGCGGGTTGATGCCCAGCGGGCGACCACCATCGGCCTTGAATGCCTTCATCGCTGCGCGGGCGGCGGCATAGCTGTCCTTGGTCAGCGGCTGGCGCGAGGCATAGGCGAACTGCCAGAAGCCAAAGCCCGCATTGACCCGTGCGTCCACGCCATAGCGGTATTCGTCGCGCATGAACACCGCTTCGTCCTGGCCATCAATCATGGCCTTCAGGTCGTAGTCGCGGCGCTTCTGGAAGATCAGCGGCTTCAGCGCACGGCTGACATCGAGCAGGTACCAGGTCGGGCCCGTGCCGTCGCCTTCGTCATAGTTGCTGACGCTGATGGCGGTGCCAGTACCGTCGGTGTTGGGGTAGACCGGATGGTCGGTATCGAAGAAGTTCTGGCCATCGAAGCAGAGGGTGCTGGCGCCGGCCTTGAGCAGGGAGAACACCAGTTCATCGGGGTGCGCGGTCGAAGCGCGGCCCATTTCCTCGAACAGCGGGCCGTAGACGCCGACCTCATCATCTTCAATGTCCGCTCGCGGCACTGAAATGCTGCTCTCGAAGGACTTGTTGGCGATGCTGTAGCCATGCGCGGCCATGTCCTTCAGTGCGCGATCGCCGACCCACTCACGGAACTGCGGGAACTGGCCCAGCCAGCCATAGGTGGTGCTCTTGGAGCTGGACGGCACCAGGGTGGCGATCTTCTGCCAGTCGGTCGGGGTTGCCGCCTGCGCGTCCTGGAACTTGCGGCTGAAGCCGGTGAACAGCGCACTGATCAGCGGCGGGGTGATGATCTGGCCCATCAGCGGGTTTCCTTGTTGAACTGGTCGGCGGGGATGCCCAAGGCCTGGGCGACGTACTGCTCGGCCGCGTTGAGCGCCGTGCGGCGATCACCGGCTGGGGTATTCGGTGCGCCGGTATCACCGGCCACGACCGGGGCAGCACTGACGAAATCGCGGAAGCGCTGCAGGCTGCCGGCATCGCTGCAGCTGGCGCGGTGGTAGTCCGCCGTGGCAGGCGTGATCTTGCCGGCCTTCAAGGCGGCTTCGATCTCGCTATTGACGGCAGTCTCGTGCTGCGCCTTGTGGAAGTTAGCCAGCTGCTGCTCGGCATTGCTGGCGCGGGTCACCACGGCATCGTGGTCGGCGCGTGGCACGAAACGCTCCAGTGACGGCTGCTCGCTGTTCAGGGCAGTGGCCTTGATCTGAACAATGGCGGCAGCGACGGCATCATCGGACGCTTCGGCATTCAAGCCGAGCGCGCCCGTGATGGCCGCCGCCAGGGCGGTGGATCGGGTCATGGTGTTGGGCTCCTGGGAGTTGAGCGCCTGCAGGTGCAGGTTCGGGGTGTTGGTCAGCGCGGCCGACACCAGCGCGGCAATGCGGCCGCTGGCGGGGTCGTAGTCGAACACGGGGGACAGATAGCGGTAGGCGCGGCCGGCCCAGTCCTCGGCGCCGCGCGCGGTCCAGCTGACGCGGCCCCAGAGGGCGCCGTCGCGGGGCTGCAGTTCATGGATCCAGGCAGCGGCCGGGGATTGCCCGCCGTTCGGGGCGGCCAGCTGCAGGGCATGGTTCCAGTCGATGGCCAGATCGACGTTGCGCGTGACGAAGGCGGCCACCACGTTGGCGGCGGCAAGGTCATCGAAGATCCAGCGGCGGCCGTCACGGCCGGTGACCGTCGGGCCGGCGGGAATCAGCTCGACCCAGTCCGGGGGCGTGCTGTCAGCGCTGGTGGAGAGGTCGGTGTTGAGAGCGATACGGTGCATGCGGCCATGTTGGCCGCAGCACGTGGGAAGTGAGTTTCAGCTGGATGTAAGGTTTCCCCGGCGTGCTTGCCCTGTGCAGAATGAGCATGGTTCCGGCTCCATCACGCACCCATCATCGGCTGCTCAATAATGTCCATCAGGCCAACAACGGAGATGTAAAGCTATGAGCAAAAACGAAGCTAAAGAACTGCGTCTGAGCACCATGGACTCCGATGGAAACCTGCGGCCAGACAGGGTTTTTATTGAGTTCTACAGTGGTGACGAACTTGAGCAGGCAGTGATGGCGTATGACAAGGATGAAGATGGAAAAATTGACCACGTCGATAGCAGCACCGACACCGACGGGGATGGCGACGTCGATGCCGAGGATCAGGCATTGCTCATCAAGATTGCCGAGCTGTATCTCAAGCTGAAGTGGTAGTCCCAAGGCGCCCTCCCGCAACTCAGGTTAGATGGGAGGGCGCCTTGTCGTGGTCGGGTCAGTTTGATTTTGCGCATCTCCGCAGACAAATAGACTACCGCTTGGCATCTTCATTGCCCCCGAAATTCATGCGCAGCTGCACCTTGGGCGAAGCACTGCGGTGCTCGAGCACTTCCAGCACCTCGTAATCAGCCTTCAAACCATCTTTGGTCAGGCGCTGGATGCGTTTGATGCGAGCCTTGATGATGTCGTCCTTGGCGAATTGCTCCTGATTCAGGTGAACCCGGCTCAAAAATTCCTCATCAAGCACCACGGCAAAGTAGGTGTTGCCGCCGCCCTCGGTGAAGCGCCATTTGTTGCCGTCCTGGAAAGCCAGGGTGAGCACCTGCAGGGTGGCTACGTATTCATCGGTCTGCAGGGTTTCCTCTTCCGGGTTGGGTGCCTTGAAGTACGTTGCCTGGGTGCGATCGATTGAAATCAACACCTGCTTGGCTTTCTGATCGACCACTGCGACGGTGTCGATACCTTCCTTGCTCAGTGGGTCGGCGATGACGCCCTCCAGCGCTCGCCGGATCTTGTAATCCTGCAGCAGCTGCAGCACCCGCTCCTCGACATCCAGGTGCTCATCATCAACGAACAGGCGCACCACACCCTCGCTGATCGGCTCAATGCGTTTTACCCCACGCCCGCGCAGCCAGACGATGGCTTGCACCAGCCCTTTGTAGACACCCTTGCCGATGCCCAGCAGGCCGACAATCTGCACGATGCCGGTGGCCGGATGGCTGTTGGCAAAGTCCAACGCTCGTTGCCACAGCGACTGGGCCAGCTCCAGGTCGATGCCGAACGAGCCGGACTTGAACGAGGCGTGTACGTTGACCGAGACCTTGGCCTGGCTGCCATTGAAGAGCTCGTTGGCGCGCTCGACCAGATCGCCCATGGCCAGCAAGGCCGGTGCCAGGGCGCGCACGTCCATCTGGTGCTGTACCAGGGCCGGGCCGTCATATACAAGGTGGAAGCGGGCGTGCTGTGCCATATCCGTCACGTGATTGTTGCTCCGTCGCAGCGTGGTACCTACGGCGCAAAGTGTAGCAACCCGAACGGTCCCTGCTGCAATGCGTTTAAAAGCCCTTTAAATCGCCACACGCGCGCCGGGCGGGTGGTGTCTCGGACGGTGCCCGCGCCCCGGCCCCTCAACGGCCACCACGGGCCGCTCCTGCGGCCGGCCTCAGCCACCGGCCAGGTACTCGGCCAGCATGGCCAGGATGTCCGATTCGTCCTGGGTGGACAGGCCCAGGAACGGCCGGGCCGGCAGGCCCGGGTGTTCAACCTTCTTGACCACATAGGCCGGCCCCACCTGCCGGGCATTCTTTCCGCCCACGCGGCTGGCCGGCGGCCCGAAAGCCAGCGCCTGCTTGTTCCTGGGAACAATGGTCCAGGCGTCTCGCCCGAACTGATGCGCGGCGGCATACGGCACGTCGGTGCCGATGCGCACCGCATCGCCGTCCAGCTGGTAGCGGATGCTGCCCTGCAGGTGCAGGGATTCGCGCAGGGTGCCCGGGCCTTTCTTCAGGGCCAGCGTGCTGGCGGCCAGTGGCGCCCAAGGGCTGCCGCTGGGGTCCACGCCTTGGCCGAAGCGGGCCTGGGTGCTGGCGGTCATGATCTCGCCGATCTCGCC